ATTTGGTATAACCTCTTCATCTGGCCTCGTTGAAGTTCCAGGACCAAACTCTAGTACATACCTACCATCCTCTCGTACTCTTGAAGTAAATCGTTTTGAAGTCTTTTTTAGTTTAAGTAAATATGGTGTCTCTTGGTTATATACAGTTAAATCTGGATCAATATATTGATCGTTTTGTACTTGTTTAAATACTGTATCTTGTGCTAGATATGGTACTTCTGTCCACTCCTTTCCTGATGCATCTGTAACTTTAACTATTTCAATAATATTAGTTCTAGCTAATGCTAGCTGTAAAAATGGTTGCACTGCCCCTACTTGAAAAGTTTCAGTAACTGGTGTTCCTGATTGAAAACCTGCTTGTTTTCTTAATAGATAGAAAGTTGGATCTCCAGTTGAATCATCTGTAGAAAAAATAGACACCTCAGTAGGGTTAGTAGATCCTGATACTGTAAAATCTATTGGCAGGTTACGTCTATATACTGTGCCGTTGGTAGATCTAACTCTCATACCACCTCTAATAGATAGTGCATAGTCGAAATCAGGTCTATTATTTAACCCAGCCCCTTTAGCTGGAATAGTTTGAAATATATCTACATCAACATTAGCTGATATAGCTTGCTTAGGTTTATACCCAAGAGCTTGAGCTAATGATATAACGTTTTTACGTTCAGATGCATAAGGTAGTAAGGTTTCCTTAAACTGTTTATCTAAGTAGAAGCTTAATACATCTCCTACATAAGCAGTCGTCTCTAGGAACATCATTCCTGGAGATGCTTCACTGAAGTCATTAAAGGTTGTTGGATAGTAAGTTTTTGCAAAATTTAATAAATTCTTACGGATAGTAGGAAAATCCTTACCAGTATATTTAATATCTTTGCTTATTTTTTTATTTATTGATGCCATGTCTTTCCTACATATTCATTACTGTTACACTACCATCTGAGCCGAACTTAAAAGTTACTGATTTAAACTCTGTGATATCATCAACTACACTAAAGTTTATCTCTACTACTACTTTATACTGATCTATATTTTCTATATCACGGTTAACTTTTACAGTCCCTAATTTTACATACGGTAGCCAAAATTTAACTGCATCCATTATCTCTGTACGGATCATAGAAGTTAAATCTCGAGTATTAGGTTCAAATAAAAATCTTCTTAAATTAGTACCAAACTGAGGTTGCATGATCCGTTCACCTTTATTAGTTAATAAAAGATTAACTATATTAGTTTTAGCTTGATCAAGAGTTGTATAATTTAATTTTAAATTAGATCTCCCTGAACCAAACGGTAACGCTATCCCTATACCAATATCATCTCTACCGAACAAATTTGCCATTTTTTACTTTTTAAACTTTTTTACTAACTCAGAATAATCTCTAGTTAGTGCTTTTGCTACTCCAGGATCAACTTCAGTAGCATGATTAACCCCACCTGCTACATTAGTTTTAGGCATCATTTCCTGTATGGATGGTGTTCCTGAAGGATTCATATCCCCATATCCCATTTTAGCTGCTAATGATGCTCTATCAAAACCTTGTGCTGAATCTGCAGTATAGGATTGATTGTTCATAGTTGGATACTCTTGATTATCAGCCGCTATTTCTCCAGCAGTTTCATTAAGTATAGCATTTAAAGTAGCATTTTTAGTGTACTGCTTTAAAGCTTTAGGTTTAGGTTTACGAGCTACTCGCTCAATACCATCTTGAAGACCTAATGCATGCTTTAATCCTTTTTTGAATTCCTTCTTTGTAACTTGTGCTTTTGGTGCTTTACGCTCGTTTAATAGAGTACGTACTTCTTTACGAACCTCTTCACGAACAATTTTTCTTATAACTTGTGCTAATTTGTTTGTTGACATGTTTTTCCTCTAAATATACTTTATCATATATAAATATAACTATTACTAAATTGTCGGTTAAAAACCTCTATGATACTCCCATCCACGGCACAGGTGTAGGTACTGGTCCTGCAGGTGTTGGTACTAACCCAGTATATAATCCTGATATCATGGTTAAATGTTGTGTAAATCCTGATACTAAAATAGTTGCTATTAGTGAGCATTGGTTCGAATGAAATGCATCGTTTATAGTTGATGCTAATGCTGGTATAGCTCCAAGTCCCGGATCTAATTGTGTTACTCCAGGCGCTGGTGCTATCGTTGGAGGGTGAGGTGGTACTGGTTGGTACTGTACAGCTGCCCATGCATTTACAGTAGCAGTAGCTGCTGGTAGCCAACCTGGAACCCCGATATCTATACCTTCAGGTGGTACTTTAGCCTGATTAAATACTTGAGCAAATGAAGCTTTCCATCCACTCTCCATAGTTGCTTTTACCCAACCACTAGCTACTAGATTATTATAAGGTATAATACCAGCTGTAGTAATTGCTAGCTCATACTCGTCAGCTATTTTTTTAGCAGTTGGTGCACCGGCTTGTTGCCAATCTTCATCTGTATCACCTTTTGCGAAACCGCAAAACCATGAGTTCATAGCTGCTGTAAATCCTGGCCAATTAGCTGGCATATACTATCTCCTTACTATCCGTTTCTTTGTACCCAAACCGTATCACTATAACTGGTAGCTAGGGTTGATTTTAATGTTGCAACATCTGCTTGATGTGCTGCATATTGTGGTGCCTGTATTGGTGGCCCTGATGGACCTGCTGGTGTTGGGTGTATTTCTGACTGTAATGTTGTTAACCATGCATCAAGGATATCACATAAAGTACTTTTCCATAAATCATCCTCATCTCCTAATACAAGAGGGTGCCCTTTTGTAGCTTGAGTTGCACCGACTCCTCCATCATCTTCTGATTGTTGAGACTTACCTAAATATATCAGAGGAGCTTCTATTTCTAATTTTTCAGTTGCATTTAAGTAAATGGATGGAGTATCAACTAAAAATTCACTACCTGCATCAAATGTCATATCAGTTTCTGTAGTTAATCCAATTCCCCCTCCTCCAAAAATATATGTACCAGCTTCCCTACTATTAAATACTAATCTATTTGAGGTTAATAATATCTGACCTTGACGTTCACCCTCTGCATCTATTAAGTCATCAGTTGTCGGGGCTGTTAAGTCTTCACCTACTGTATTTTCTCCTGCTTCAAAAGATAGTGCATCGTATTTAGTAGACCCAAAAGTTAAAGGTATTGTTTGACCTTTAGTCATCCAGATTGTACCAGCTGCTGTATCCGGATTCTCTATTACATGCTCCCCACCATCTTCTAAATCTTGATCTTGACCGTTACGAATTATAATTAAAGGTTCAGCTGGGTCATTAGTAGATGGGTCAGACCATAAATTAGGTACATCAGGGTCTACTACTGCTGAACCAAATCGTATAGAATGACCAAATCTACCTTCAATAGTAAAATCTCCTTCGTAAGGCTGTATTGGTCTAATACGTGGCTGTTCTTTAAATGTTCTACCGAACTCTATATCACTACCCTCATCTCCTGATATATTAGGATTACCAAATCCTACTTCTTTATACTCAGCTATCTTATCCTTATCCGCTGAGGATATATCAGGTTCAGGTATACTTAGAAATGGTATAGCGTTATGGTGTACTGAGCCCCAAATATTTAGTATATCATGGTAATACATTTGAGTACTATCAGGTTGATCAACTGAGTTTTTTTCGCAATATTCTGAAATTAGTACTATCTCGTGAATAAGCGGGTATTGCTTAACATTACGAGTCAATGGTACTGCCCAGCTTAATTTATCTAAATCTTCTACATTAGCATCACTAAATATACGTCTAACTTGAATACAACCAATTTGCTCTTCAGGGTCAGGTATAGTAGAGTCGTAATTAGGGTGTGAAGAGTTAAGTACTATATCTACTACTTCAGCCGGCTCAGTATGATAGGTATCAACTTTAAGATTCTGTTGAAAATCGAGGTCATGCTGAGTAACTGGAGCTGCTGGCCCATATGGGCGATAACTTTTACCTTTGTTATTCTTTACTTTTGAGTATCCGGCCATTTTCTACACCCTTAATCTTATCATCTATATTAGCGTTATTTTTTTCAATAGCGTTTAGCTCTTCAAGTAGCTGTGCTTTTTCTTCTTCTGAAATACCAAAATCGCTCTCACCTTGACTGTTATTACCAATAAGTCGTTGAACTACTGCTAGAAGTTTAGCTAATTGATCATCATTTTTTACACTAACTTCTAAATAATCCTTTATTAATGGTACTATAATAGTAGCATCACCTATGTTTTGAACAAACGGCTTTAATTCAGATATTAATAAATTTATCTGAGACTCCTTCTTCTTGGATGCACCATATAAATCTTTAGCAATATCTGAAAAGCTTTTTCCTTTAAATATTTCACTATCTTTATCCATATATAATAATT